GTCTTGCGGAACTTAAATTACCAAAATCTGTGGCATTACCTGTTGTTGATATAGTGATATAGCCTATAGTATCCGTGGCGGTAAACCCACCACCAAAAAGACCCCTCTCACCATACCAAACAGGGGGAGGTGTTGTAGTTATTTCATACCAAGCGTCGTTGACATAAAGAAACATCTGCTCGTCACCAGTGCTCCACCAAACCGCGCCGTTTGCAGGGTTAGAGGGCGGTTCCGCAGATGAAGCATACTCCATTTGGGTTACAGAGGATAAAGCTGCACCACCAACAGTAACGCCATCGGTAGCGTTCGGTGCGCCAGTCCCAGCAACATTGGTAATTGTATCTACTTTTAACGTCATGTTACCACCGTCCAAGCTGAACCCGAAGGAACCGTTACAGTTACACCACTGTCTATCGTAATCGGCCCCGCCGACATAGCATTTTTATTAGACGATATAGTGTAATTTGCCGTTACGTTGGTGTTGTTCTCGTAAAACACACCACTGGCTGCACCAACGGAGCCGCCATCAATCGTCATGGACCCGCTAGTTGCAGAGATGTCGTTTGTCTGGTGATTGATGGTTAATGACATAGTTTATACCGCCGTTGATCCGTCCATATCGTCTTGGTCCATGACCCAAGCATAACACTTATCGAGAAAAGTAGAACCAGATTTTTCTTCTACATCTGTGAGGTTTGCGCTGTAGCGTTTGAAGTCTACCTCACGAGTGTCATCGCCGGGAGTTGCTACCGCATATGCTGACAGGTCAATCATCACGCTGAACTTTGGATCAGTCCCACGTTGACGGCTGATTGCCGCTGTCACGATGCGGTAGTAAGCGTTATTAAAAGCGATGCCGTACTGGGAGGCACCTTCTGCGATGTTGTTTTGAATAGCCATTTGGATGCTCCTTCTAGGCGTAAGTTACTTCAGATGTGTGGATCGTAGCGACCCACCTGATGTTAATTGCTGCACCTGTGGCCTCAATCTTTAGGCCACCGTTTGTTGTGTCAGCGGATAGTGCCAAGCCCCAGCCGGGGGTATTATCAAGAACAGTTGTAGCAGAGTTGACTAGCACTGTCGTACCAGCAGAACCTTCCCTGCGGATCAAGCCCTCTACCTTCCATGCTGCACTTGCTGTGCCTGCCGAGGCTTGCTGACGTGCTACGATGGTGCCGTGGAAGGCGTAGGCAGAGTTGTTGGGCAGGATGACTTGGTTTTCGTCATCAGCTGTATATGAACCTACATAATCAGGCCCAGTAATTAAAGGTGTTGGTGTAGCGTTTGTTGTCGCAACTCGTAAAACAAAGATGCCGTGTTGACCATCGCCATTAGAACTAAATGCAGCACCAGATACAGCAACTTTACCAATTTTATCTGAGAGAGAGCCTTGCCCAATAGCCATAGAATTATAAAAAGTAGCTTGTGCGCCATTAAAACTATACCCAGAGCCAAGTGCCATAGAGCTTGCTCCAGTTGCATCTGCCAATAGGCCTATTGAAATAGAGTTACTACCAGAGGCAGTGCTTCTTGCAGCTAAAGCAACAGAGCCATTACCTGAAGCTTCGTTTCTATCTCCTATGGCTACTGCATCACTACCAGTCGCCTTTGCCAGAGAACCCATAGCAATACTATTAGCACCAGTAGCGCCGTAGCTAGAAGTGTTGTTTGCTATGGCTGCTGCAAAGCTGTCTGAACCAGAGGCGTAGGAGCCACCGAGAGCCATTGCGCCCAGACCTGCGGTTGTTTGGGAACCATTACCGGAAGAATTTTGGCCTATAGCGGAGGAATAATTAGACAAAGCGTCTGTACCATACCCTAGCGCCAGAGACCCAAGAGAGTTCCCCTTTGCGTTTCTACCTATAGCAATAGCATAATCGGCCAGTGCTCCATTACTAACATTTGTCCCGATAACGGCAGAAAAACTGCCCGTACCAGAAGACGTTGATCCGCCAAGGGCGACCGAGCCAGCACCAGAAGCAATTGAACCTCCAGACGAACTGTTTGCACCTAAAGCTGTAGCATAATCACCACTAGCTTGTGTTGATCTACCTATTGCCATAGCCCTGTTTCCAGAGGCATTTGCGCTATCACCTATAGCAACTGTATTAAAATACGTCGATTGCGCACTTTCACCTATTGCTACGGAATCATTTGACGATGCCTTGGCTAAATAACCTAGAGCAATACTATTAGAACCAGTAGCGCCGTAGGATGAAGTGTTGTTAGCTATAGCTGCTGCAAGGCTGTAACTTCCTGATGCCCGTGATTTACCTAACGCTACAGCATCACTTCCCGCACCTCTAGCATCATTTCCTAATGCACTTGCGTTTGTTGCCGTAGCATCAGCGGATGTACCAATAGCCGTACCGTAGGTGCCTGTAGCGTCAGTGAAGTTACCAATCGCTATGCCACCTGATGTAGCATTAGCGTCACGCCCTAAAGCAAGAGAAGGAGAGCTGCCAGAAGCGGTAGCGTTGGCGTTTACACCAATAGCAACGTCATCGTCTGAAGTAGCTGTCGCACTATCACCAATGGCTATTGCATTTGCACCAGTAGCACTTGGCTGTGCAGTAGGTGAGCTTTCGTTCGCGTCATAAAGAGACGCGCCAACCTCAGAAAAAGACAAAGCGCCCGAACCATTGGTTACAAGCGCAGTTCCTGATGAACCATCAGCTATAGGGAGGGTGTAAGCCGAAGAGATACGAACGGTTTCATCTGTGTGGCCTAAAACAATTTCGTTTGCCGCCGCCGATGTAATACCACTACCAAGAACCACTGTATTGTCGTGAGTAATAGTATTTCCGTTACCTATGCTATAGCTATAGTTGCCCGAGATCGAATGTTGCGTACCAAACGCACCGCCGCCATTTGCTGAGTTAATTGTGTTCAACAGACCAAAAGCGTAAGCATATCCACCACTCGATGTCGCATTGTTGCTGTATCCAATAGCAGCAGAACCCGCCCCCGTTGCTTGGTTAGTGTACCCAAGAGTTAATGCTTGAAGACCAGAGGTTGTGTTCGCTTGCCCAATAGCCAATGCGGAGGCTGATGTTGTCTTAGACAGCTTACCAATAGTTATACTATTAGCGCCAGTAGCGCCGTAGCTAGACGTGTTGTTAGTAATAGCGGCGGCAAAACTTCCAGCACCCCCTGCCCTAGAGTTACCTATAGCTGTAGCTTCGCTTGAACCAACCGCTTGCGCATTGTAACCTAACGCTGTTGCGTAGGTAGCAGTAGCATCTGTGCCAGAACCTATTGCCGTTGAATGTGGGCCTGAAGCTACAGCCAGAGTGCCAACGGCTGTTGCCGACTGACCCGACGCTCCTGCGGCGGCATAATAACCTAGCGCAAGAACCCTTTGATTGTTTCCAGCAGTTGCGCCAGTACCAATCGCAATTTTATCATTATTCCCAGTAACTGACCCCGCTACTGCGGCACTACCTATAGCAATACTGTTGTCACCATTTACTACAGGATCAGTGGCACTTACTGGATTAGCAGCATACAGAGCAGCACCAATATCCGCAGCCGCCGCCGTAATAAAGACTTCCGCATTTCCACTTAGAGAAATTGCCGAGCCGCCACTTGAGCTTTCGCTAGGAGTGCGGGAAAGCGTGGTTCCACTAGCGGTGTAAGTCCCAAGACCGATTTCCCAATTCACGCCGTCTTGAATCGTGTACCTGACTTGATCGCCGTTACTAACTCCCGCCGCAGAAAAACTTTGGTAGCCTGAAAGAGCAGAACCCAGATTTATTGTACCAGTACCCGTGGTACTGGTGGACATTTTTGCCCTGTTCTTTAAAACAGCCATAGTCGCACTCGCTTATGCTATGCGGATAATTGCGTTACTCGCGTCCGCTGTTGGGAAAACAATCTGGAAATCCCCAGCCGAGGAAGATTTATCTGAACCAAAGTCCAAAATCACGACGGAGTTGGTCGTTCCAGTTGCTGCTCCCGCAGTAGTATTGTAGATCAAAGCACCACGCGCTGTAATCGTAGCTGACGTAAACGTTAGATCCGAAAAGTCTGTCAATGCCGTAGTGCCCGACGATGTAGGCGTCACATTCACCAACGTTCCGCCACCCGCGCTATATGTGCCTGAGTTACCAACCTCGTTTGAGCTTGTGTAATCAGTTGTAGCTGCGTTAAACGAGGCGTTATTATCATACAAGGCGAGCTTAAATGTGTCGCCAGTTCCGTTCGTAAAGTTGTGCGTAGCGGTCATCAATTCTTTCTTGAAAGACGTACACATGTAGTTTCCACTAAAGGCCATTTAAAGTCTCCTTATCAATTCTGCCAGTTCAGGGTTGCCAGCATCTTTAATCGCATTATACACAGTTGTCCTATCGCTGTGAATAGCTTGTCTCAGGTAGTACGCAATGACTGTTTCCACATGACGGGAGAAAGCCTTTGCTTGTTCTTGGATCGCTGGATGGGCAGAATCAGATATCGAAATAATCTTTTCTACACATTGCTCTGCAAGCTCGTCTGGGTTAAACCCGCGATTACTTGTTGTTCGTACCGATACTACCGCGTCTTTGCGGGGTAAGTCAAATGCTGCTAGTGTCATTGTTTCGCCCTTATAACTTTACCAGTGCGATATTCGTCCGTAGTTTCCTTGGCTTCACCCAAAAGTTTAATCCCCAGTATCGATTCCTGAAACCTCTGCGTATACATCTGCATAACGTCGGGCTCGCCCTTCATATAGATGTAAGCCTCAATCAATGCGCCATACAGCAAAGCCATTTCAGCGTTTTGACTTAACCACGTTGTACCACTATCATCTCCTTCGGTTATACTCCGAGGACGATAAAAATAATGAAGCTCCGCCGTATACGCCGCGTTAGGCGTCGGGGCCATCAAAAAGTTATCAACATCGAACTGGCAATAATACTTCGGCTCCCCCGTAGTCGTGGGATCCGGGGTGTACGTCTGCACAAAGCTCGGATCTTTAAATTCCACAAAAAACTTGTCGCCGTTTGACCCGGTCATACTTAACGAAAACGGAGCAAGGAAGTCCGCTGGCACTTTAATATATTGAGCGGCGGCGCTGCCCGAATTAGTCGTGGCAGTAGCGTTTTTCCGGAACAAACTTAACTGCACACTTTTAAGTATTCGCTCCTCAGACAGCCGAATAAACAACGGTATGTTCGTTACATACCCTGCTTCTTCGTACTCAGTATAATCCTTAATAGCCTGCTTTAGCTGCCCATATGTCATCGTCATGTGTTGATCTCCACTGTGCCTACCGAACCCACAGCTACTAAATTGTTGGGCGGAGACAAGCCTTCTTGGTAGTTAAACCCCACCGGATTCCATCCCCACTGTAAAGCGCGTTGTTCAGCCAGACCACTTTCCGGTCTAGGGTTGCGCAAGGCTTGTGGGTCAGGGCCAACTTTTGGAGGATATAACTGCGGGTGCTTCGGCTCAAACTCATCTGGCCCAACCAACGCGCCCGTCCACTCCTGCTTCATGTCCCGCAAACGATAACGAAACCCGGACCTGTCCGAAATACCCCAAGCGTTTTTGTTAGAAGCAAACGACATTAGACCCTCAAATACCTAGCACTTGGCTGTAACTTCAACGGAACTCGGTCCTCGTCTTCTTCCGCGGCACGTTGAAACTCTTCTTCATACACCGCTTTTAATATCTGTATCCGTTCCGGAGCACGTTTCATAGAAAGGTAGTAGGATAAACCAGCAACCATACAAGGATAAAAACGGAAAGGCATATCAGTAGTGTTGACCAACGCATCGGCATCCTCGATCCTTTGAACATAATAGTAAATTAACTGGTCCGTAGAATTTTCAGGTGTTTGCCACAACGTTATAACAGGGTCGATCTGCCTGTTGAAGTAAAACTGTGACGGACGGCCTTGATCAGTCTTGTTCGGAAACGTCAGATAATCGCCGCGACTAATACGCTCGACTTCGTAATCCGTCCCGTCCCTGCGCAAAACCATCTCCAACATACCAACGACATCCGCCGTCAACGTATAGGTGGATGTGCCTTGCACCAAGTCAGTCGTACCTTGCGCCACGGTCCAGAGGTTTAAACCTCTGTTCGCCCAGTCCGCAAACATCAGGTTCAAGGACCGACGCGCTGTCCGCGCATCATACCCAGTGCGAACCTCTAGTCCGCACCGCTCATACGCCTCCTCAATTATCTCACCGACATCGAGGTTAAAATCTCTTGATCCTGAAGTTGTCATTATCTACACCATCTTTGTGTCACGAACACCGCGACCCGAAATTACACAGCCGCCATTTTTGTAACCTTTGTTTATCATACCACCCTTTGCCTTTTTCGCGGTCTTTCCTGCATTGACAAAGTCTTGGTTACTAGGCGCACCCTTGTCGCCTTTTTTACGCATAGGCTTTCCGCTTTTTCGGCGGTTGTGTATATTCTCGTATAGACTCATATCATTTTTCCCCTCTGGAGGCTTGGATATCTGGAACGGCATTGATGTTCTGCCTATACTCATTGTACTGTGCTTTCCGTACTAAAAAATCCTGCCACATTGGTTTGATCATGTCATAGTTTTCACCGACCCTGTAGGTAATTACCGCGGTGTCCGCTTTAAGTTGATAGAGTTGCAACGCACCCCAGCATAACAAACCAATGGTGATTACAGACGCTAAGTTATTAAAATCAACTTTCATTACCAAGCCTTACATGACCAATACTTGGCCTTTAGTTTATCCAATGTACCCTTGTCGCAACCATGACGGTCCCTAAACGACTTGCGCCGTTTAGGATTAGATTTTTTGATGGACATCTTGGCATCGCCAAAACGAATGATTTTTTCTTTGCCCTTGGCACATGCTTTAACAACAGACTTTTTACCGCCAGATATCTGACGTTTAGGTTTGTTGCACTTCATCTTGGCTTTATCAATTTTAGCCATGAGTCCGCCCTATGCTAAAAGAATTGTCAGTTCGTTATTTGACCCCGTAAACGCAGAGACATACACTCCCGACGTAAACAGCATACCGTTCTCCGGAATGTACACTTCGTTCATTCCAGCGGGAAACTTCTGAACCAACAACGTAGCGCCACCATTACCATTAGTAAGAGTAAAAGAGCCTGCTGCTTCGGCGTATATGTTTACAGCCTGAAGTCTGGATCTCGACGGCCCTATAAGAGCCGCCGCTGAACCTTGCGCATAATTATACGCTGTAATGTCTGAGCCAGCCATGTGTGAACCCCCTTATGGACGGATTACAGTGTTGTAAGCCTGCGCATACAGAATAGTAATCACAGCTACACCCGCGGTGGTCGCTACGCTGTTTGTAACGGTCAGCTTTAGATCAGCCGTTCCTGTGTTGGCCCACTCCCCTGTACCACCGCCTTGTGTGGTTACAGTCTTGAGTCCCGCACTTGTACCTGTGGCAAGCGTGTTAAGAATTGTAGTCGCCCCGCCAACGGTATCACCAACGCTCAAGTTAGTGGTAGCATTCGCAGCCGTAGACAAGTCCACGACACAATCAATAATCTTGGAGTTCGCTGGAATAACCATGTCGGTTGCGCCTGCTGCAATCGCTCCACCGGAAAGATCCATTGTGTGTGTTTGCATCATTACAACGTAGCCTACGTTAGCGATGTTCTCGCCTACAGTGGTTCCTGTTGTATTTCGGATGTTCCCTGCCCGGATTGGGCCTGAAAAAGTTGAGTTAGCCATGAAGATCTCCTGTCTTGGCAAATGTCAGCCGCACCGTGCGACTGTCAGGGATACCAGAACAATACATGACATTTGAACAAAAAGAAAGGGGCTACCGAAGTAGCCCCAGTCTAACAGGGAGGAGGTATGAAAAGTACCTACCTCAGTAACATAGCACAGTTTAGGCTCCGGGGGAACCGTAAACACAACGTGGGTCTGAGAACCCAAAGCTGTAGCGCTCACGAGCTTTGAACCGCATGTTTCCGGTATCAAAGTCGGCTTCCATGTTTGTTGACAAAGCAGAACGCTCAAAGTGGATCATACCACGAGGTGCGTCAGTCATAACAAAGAAGTGATCCGGGTCAGTGAAGAAGTCGTTGACGGCATAGCCTTCAGGCAACATTCCCATAGACCGGATTGCGTTTGTGTCGTTGTCCGCTGTACCTACGCGTAGGTTTGAAACCATCAAACGCTCTGCAACGAATTGCAGTTGACGTGGGATAAGAAGTTTCGTGCCGCGTAGAGCAACTTTCAAACCGCGCTCATCAACAAAACCAGCGATATTGATAAGGGCATCTTCAAGAGATGTCTCGTTCAAATCTGCTGCTGTTGCTGGAGTGTTGGCAAACGTACCACCGTTAGTAAGAGGGTGGTTAGTTGCACACAATGCAACGCCGTCACCGCCTGCGTTCGCACCACCTGTAAAGGCGTTGTTGAGAACCGCAGCAGCTTTAACCTGCTTTGTGTGTGCCATTGAGCGAGCCAACGCACGAGTGTAACGCGAACCAAGACGATCATATAGGTTGTCTTCGATAGCTTCCTCTGTTATAGAGAAGGCCAACGCGATAGTTTCGTGGTTGTAACGAGCAGTGTATGCTTCGTTAGCGTCGTCAAAGTTGACCGCAGAACCTTCCGATTTGGTTGGTGCCGCTCCGAACCCACTCAACATTACTTCCTCTTCGAATGCTCGATCAGAAGATTCTGTTGTGTAGATCTCTGCGTGTTGGTTTTCGTACCTGCTGTACTCCATACCAAACAACGCATTGAGGCCCGGTTCTAGCTCTTTCGCTAGTTGTGCGCGAGAAATAGCCATTCTTTAGACCCCCTATACGCCAGTGGTTGACGGAGTACCAGCAACAATCGCGCCATTGGCGGAATTGAAACTGTTATTCAGTCGAACGATTAACGGGATGCCAGCAGCAGTGAAATCGCTGTTCTCCGGGTCGTCTTGGATACCGACGATACGAAGTTGCAATGCTGCGGTGGCGGCGATTGTGCCGACAGCTAACTTAGCGGACGAGATACCTGTGGCTGTTACGCCAGATGTAGCTGTTCCAAAGTTTGCATTTGCAAACACATGACCGCGAGCAGTTGCTTCACTGGTTAATGAAGCGTCTGATGCGATAATAAATGTCTGCATTGGGTTGTCATACACGAAGGCTACGACGGGATGATTAGAATCCGCGCCAGAACCGGGCCAGTGATTTGAGAAAATCTTCTCACCAGTGGTAGACGAAACGTATTCGCAACCCCAGAAAACACCTAATAAACCTACGGTTCCACCAGCAGCCGCGCCAACAATATCAATAAAGCCTGTTGACAGCGGAATTACGGGAGAACCTTGGTAAATCGCGTTTGTGTTCCCATAGGCGATGCGATACTCGGTCATACCAGTGGTGTTTGCAGCCTGACCGACTACACCAATCGGACGAAGTCCGAAGGCACCGTTAGTATTTGCCATAGTAGCAATCCTTCTATAAGTTAATCGGAGTCTCTACGAGATCCCCCGAATGATACACGACTACGCCTATCGTTACTGATAGGCATGGAAGGATGTGACTCCTTCATAAGATCCTGATCAACGGCAGTCATTTGTTCGCGGGTTCTGCCCCCGTAATATGCAGTTCTTTCTGCTACTGTTTCTTCAGGTATACGGCACAACATCAATCCACCTTGACCAATCACCCCCTCATAACGACCATCGTCAATAGTCGGGGCTTCATAATCAGGATACTCATCTTTACGGACGGGTTCCCATCCTTCTCGCAGCTTGGCGTTGACATTCATTTTGTCTTCTTCGCCGCGCATTGAAACGCGTATCCAACGATGCACATATCCATCTGGTGGAGTAGGTGCCTCAAGGTGACTGGGCGGTGCCCATGGTTTTCTGCGCGATTCTGTTTCTCGCGTATTATTTTTGCGGGGTGTTCTGTCAGCCATGATCTCAATCCTTTACAAATTTAGCGTATTCTTCAAGTGGAACGCCAAGCGACTTTGAAATCGCGACTTGAGAAGGCGTCAGTTTCACCGACCTGCGCCCCGATTTAGTGCTGCGGGATGCGGAAGAAGCAGCGGATGCGACCTGACTTCTTTCCCCCGTTTTCTTAGCCGTCTGAAACTTGTGTGGAAACTCCACACGCAACCGACGATCTATTTCAGTATAATACTCATTGCTCTCCGGGTCAAACCCCTCATCTTCGATAAGGGTAGCGTGGATAGCATATGTGGCAGAAGTAAGCATTCGATCAGACCCAAACCACTCGTTCTTCTGCGCCCAAGCCTCGGCTTTAGGATCCGGTTTTGGTGCAGGAGGTGGGGCAGAAGGAGCAACTTGCTGCTGGACGGGCTGTTGTGCCTCGCGCTCTACCCTAGCTTTAGCCTGCCTATGGCGTTCCATTTCAGAGTTCAACCGAGAAAGTTTTTCTTGAGCTTCCAGTTGCTTGTCACTGTCGCCTCGGTCCGCAGCATCTTTGTACGCTATCTTTGCCGCGCTCATTTCGATGTTAAGACGGTTCCCGTACTCTTGGACATAACCTCGGTCCAAAAGTTTTAAACGGTCCTTCATCTTCTTGTTTTCTTCCATCAACTGAGAAGTTAGGCGAAGCGCCTCCTGTTTATCGCGCTCTTCCTTACGGTACTTATCTGTTAATTTCTTGATTCGATTCTGAACGTTTTTACTGTAATCGGTAAGCTCTTCGTCAGAACCTGTGTTTTCAGATTCTTCTTCCACAATTACTTCTGGTTGATCTTCTACCGGTTCGGCAGATTGGACTTCCTCTTCTGGAGCCTCGCCCTCAATGACTACCTCAATCTCTTCTTCAATTTCTTCAGACGTGTTTGACATCATCGGGCTCCAGTATTGTTGCAATCACCTCGTCGTCGTTAATGATGCGAACTTCTCCCCCATCGATCTTAAATCTGGAACCAGAATATCGACCAATGCAAACCCACTGTCCTTCCTCGCACCAAGCAGAGCCGTACTTTTTATCGCTATAAGCCAGTGGTCCCAGTTTAAGAACATATGCTACAACTGTAGCAACAGTTTCTCTTTCCCGAACCTCGTCGGGAAGGTGCAATCCACCTTTTGTTTTAACTGTTCCTTGATACGGCATTACCAAAATGCGCCACCCTGTGGGCTGGGGTAATCGATCAAGAAGGGGTTTATCAAGAAGCGAAGGCTCTAGCACTCGGTCTTGAGTATCTACATACGCGCTACCAACTTCGGAAGAAGCAGACGATGAGGCTGCCTTTTCTTTGTTCATTTTCTGCGCGACGTGATCAGGAAGATATAATGTCTTCGACATCGTCAGCGTTGTTCTCCAGCAGGGACTTTATTTCTTCTCGGGCAAAAGAGAGTCCCCGTACCTCTCCTACCATCATCTTATAAGTCTCCCAGTCTTTGGCAGACCCGTTAACTAATGAACGCCCAATATCGTTTTCACGTTCTCTCAACAACCTATACACATGTTTTGCAAAGTCAACAACATCCATTATAGATTATCCTTGTATTCCTCTTGTAGATCAGATGTGATTGGACCGCCCTCTACCCACTCGCTACATGTGCTTTCACTCATACATGAAAACTTTAGCAATTGGCAATACCCAAGATTTCCAGAATCGTCTCCAATGCAAGCAAGCATGTCTTCTGTTTGATTATACATCCCACAGTTTCCGCACTCGGCATCCGTCATCGCATCGCCGTACTCATACTCCGCAATCGCAATGTCTTTGTTTTCTCGATTTAAATCTTCGTCTTGCGTTGGGAGCGGACAACTCTTGCCGTCGTCAGCGCTCTCCATTTTATCTACAAGCATCCCATCAGGAAGCACACTGATCATAATTGTTGTCATTAGTAACACTTCCCACGTTTAGGGTTATCACGAACATCCGCAACGCGGACTTCGCCGCCTGATCTAAAGCTACCTTCAAAGTTTTCACGAGTTCCTTTACCGTTTTTACGGGTACTTAACATGGGAGGTAACATGCTGTCAGGCACTGGTTTTCCAACGGGCAATTCTTTAGTGCCTAGTTTTTTTGAAATCTTTCTTTTGTACGGAAGTTGGAATAGTTTTTTGTCACCCATCGAAGTAGGCGTTTCTGGATCCTCGGGCATCTTTGGGGTCTTAGGAGCGACCTTACCACCGCGTCTATAATTTTCTGTATCCATGTCCTCAAAGATCTCCGGATTTTTACGCAGAAGTTTTTCTACCTCTTGCGACATAAATTGTTGTTTACCTGCGTTTGGACTTTTAGTGCCGCCCATAGCCTCATACGCAGACTCGCCTTCCATAAAACGACGTAGTTGCTCTTTCGTAAACGACTTCTTTTTTTTCTTAGGCATCTAAAAGCTCCAGTGCTTTCTCAAGAGTTTCTTTGTTACGACGAGACCAACCTCTACCATACACCTTATAGTCTTTTAGAGATCGGTAAAAACCCTCCCGACCATCGTAGTATTTATTGAGAATATCCTTGGGATCAAAGTTATGTACCATTGCGAGTGTTTTAGGTCCGATAGCTCCGTCCGCAGTCGCACCAACCACGCGCTGTAATATCTTGGCGGCTCGGCCCGGACCCGCATTCACACAAAGGTCCGCGCAACTGACGTCAACGCCCGAAGGGAGATCGTCTCC